ATACAGATTTTAACGGGAAAAATGACGGCCATGAAAAATGGATGGAGCGATGGTTGACCCAACTAACTGAAAAAGCAGCATAATATTCAAGAGGCGTGGCTCACGGGTCACGCCTCTTTTGTTTTTTGTTACGCGATACAGTATATAGAGCCCAGAAATAAAAAAAAATATTTTTGTAAAATATAGCCGTTACATCCGTTACAACGTTACAAACGTAATAAGTTACTAATATGTAAAGATATTATTGTAACTTATTTTGTAACTTATTTAAAACAAGAAAAGTTACACTAAAACAAGAAATCGCCTAATGGGGGTGTGGCAATATTTTTTTTGAAAAATATATTTCTGGCGTATATAAAGGATACGGTGTTTAACGAACGTGACCTTTTTAACTGAGGATTGATAATGGCTAGCAGAGCAGCAAGCAAGGTAACAGGAAAGCCCCGTGAGACAAGAGGACGGCCACCGGCCAGCACTGAGCAGCCGTTGACCCGTAAGCAGGAGCTTTTTGTCAAAGAGCTTGTCAGTAAGGACGGGCAGATAACTTTGCGAGAGGCGGCAATTAATGCTGGCTATTCTGCAACGTCGGCGCATAGCAGGGCGTATGAGTTAACCAACCAGCATATCTCGCCCCATGTCGTTGCTGCTATCAACTCGTATCGGCGCGAACTGGATGAAAAATACGGGGTTACCTATCAAAGGCATTTACGGGATTTACAAGCTATTCGGGATGTGGCTTTAGAAAACGGGGCGTATTCTGCCGCCGTTCAAGCTGAGTACCGGCGGGGGCAAGCGCAAGGCGACATCTATGTCAGCAAGTCTGAGATCAGAACAGGGTCTATAGACAGCATGAACAAAGAAGATGTTTTGAAAGCTCTAGAGGAGATCAAACAAAGCTATGCCCCGATCACAATCGACATCACCCCCAAAGAAAAGAAAAATGCCAGCAATCGCGGTAAAGCGAGAAAGCGGCTTTTACAAGCAGATGAAGGAAGCGACGCAGAGATCGAAGCGGAAATTATTACTGACGCGGATTGAAAATTCTGTAGGCGCGGGCATACCTGATTTATTAATATGCGATGAACAGGGTGTCTTTCATTTTGTAGAATTAAAGTTTTTGACCAGCAACGGCGTGACCTTGCAGCCGTCTCAGGTGGCGTGGTTATCCCGTCACCACCATAGCCCGACATGGATATTGATCAAAAAGCAGAACAAACCTATGGATGATCCGGAATTGTTCTTGTATCCGGCCAGCGCAGCCGTCGATCTAAAAATGGACGGGCTGCAATCCGTCGAGCCAATACACCACCAAATAGGCAAATTTAACTGGGATGTGATTTTAGACTTGATATGTCCCAGATAATCCTATATGTAGGGGCATCGTTAATTAACACGGGAGTTTTGAACGATGTTTGATCCAGATAAAGAATATACGATCGGAACCTATGATTTGTCTTTCATGGTGATAGGTGAGGACGATAACGTGTTGTGTCATCCTGACGGCCAAATAATGGAATTTAATATTCCAAATTATGATTTGTCTTATTTGGCGGATGGTGCGGATGTTGATCAACTTGTTTTACGCCCACCGGAGCCAGATCATTTAAAGCAGGCTTTGTCGCATTTAGCCATTGTCTGTGACCATGCTAATGAAGATTGTCCGGAAGAGTACCGGACAAAATGGTTTAACCCTGCTTTGGAAGAGGCATATTCTTTTCTTCAAAAAATGAGCGAGGTTCCGGCATGATCGACGTTAAAAGAAAAATCCATATTGATCTGGTGGCCTTGTATGATCTGGCTTACCAGAACGATCTGCCCGAAATATGCGGGGCGTTGTCTAATGTCGAGCATATGGTTTGGGAATTGCGCCGTCGTGATGATAAAGAAGGGAAAAAAGCTTAATGTTCATATTCAGTATTATTGGCCGATTGCTTTACGGTAAAGACTGGGAAAAGCACACCCAAAAGCGAACGCGATATGTGAAACGCCGACGCCGATAGAAATTTATAAAAATACACCGCCCCGTCAATATATCTTGACGGGGCTTTGTTTGTTCTATATATGGGATAAATCGCATTCAATTACGGGAAATAAAAAAATGTATAAAATAAAAGATGAAGCGCGAAGTTTTGGTTTATCCGACCAAATTTACGAAACGTTAGAACAAGCCAAACTTGCCGCAATGCTTAGGGCGGCGCAAATTGGTTCAAGTGTTCAAGTTATTGCGTGTTCAGATTTAGACGTAGGGGGTCAATATGTTAAAAACTGTTAAAAATTCAACGGCAAATAAAACCGGCGGCTTGGCCGTGACCTATCGCGCCGGTGACGGTGACAATTTCGGCACTTGCCCCGCCGACTGCAAATTGAACGATAGCGGGCGCGGGTGTAAATCCGATCAAATAGATTTTGTTTATCTGGACGCTGTTTTAAATGCCAAGCCCCGACATGGTGAAAGCTTTACCTATTCCCATTTTAACCCGCTATTTTGGGCGCATAAACTGGCACCTAATAAAACGACGATAAACTATTCCGCCGATACCTTGGCCGAAGCCGTGCGAATGGTTAAAGATAAGATCGCGCCAGTTGTCACCGTCGTGAAAAAATCATTTTGGAAGAATGGCAAAAACGCAATAGCCGACGGGGTGCGGGTTATACGTTGCCCCGCCGAATATTTGGACAACGTCGGGTGTATTAATTGCGGCAATGGCAAGCCGTTATGCGCCCGTCTAGATCGTGATTATATTGTCGGCTTTACTGGACATGGTGCCAGCAAAAAGAAAATAGAAAACGACAAGCGCGGGGGCTGTTATGCGGCGGGCGGCAAGGTTGCCATTCATTGGCGGGCAACCGCCGGACAAGATCAAAAACAAACCGACGGCGAACGGTTGCGGGCTTTTGTCCGGACGCTATCACCCCGCGCCATTATCCGGCATCACGTTGCGGGGGATATCGGGGCGGAATAGAATTTTATAAAAATTCACTTGCATAATATGCGAGATTATGAGACAACAACACCGGCGGCGCAATATTGCCCGCCGGTTTTTTAACTTTTACGGGATATAAAACAATGACAAACACTATTGAAAATAACAAAAATTCTCTCGCTAATCTCTTGGTTAAGGTACAGGATCAGGCCAGCCGCAACGCTGATTATCTGGCACCGCTAAAAGATTTACAAAAAACGACAACCGAAACCGGCAAGCCGCAAATCGTTGTCGAACAATCCGGCGGGGTTCCGACGCAGTTTTTTGATATTAATGAGGTGTCGTTCGGGCAGATTGCCAGCCATGCCGACATTGAAACCCGCACGGCGCGACGGTTGCAAGCCAGATACCCCGCCGAATTCGACGGGCTTTTGAATGCAATCTGGCGTGATAGCAGTGATACCCGTATGCTTAGAACACGGGTTAGAGTCGCCCCGTCGGATGATACCGGTTTTGAGGAAAACGGCGGCAACACCGGCGGCATGGTGCGGGCTTTTGTTTCGGATAAATTCAAAACTTTTGATAATGTCAATTTGCTTGAAGCCGCCTTGCCGCAATTGATGGACAACCCCGCCGCGTTTCAGGTTGTAAATGCCGACGTCACCGACAAGCGGTTATATTTGCGTTTAAAATCTCTTGTCCAGACGGGCACGGGTGCCGCGTTAAATGATTTGATGGCTAACGGTATCGGCTTGCAAAATTCGGAAGTTGGCGCGGGTTCGGTTTCTGTTTATCAAATCGCTTGGACGTTGGCGTGTCTTAATGGCATGCAGACCCAAAATAAAACCCGTTCGTCTCATATCACAAGCGCCCGTGATACCGACGACTGGGGCTTGCTATCTGATCAGGCCAAGGATGCTGATAATCACGCGCTTGAATTAAAAATCCGCGATCTTGTCGGCGTGTATTCAAGCCGCGATGCATTCGATCAGGTCATTGAGCAAATGAAACAAGCCGCCGCCGATACTATCGACGGGTTCGCAATCGATAAAACCGCCGTCGTCGGCGGGCTTGGCAAGGTGATGCAATTGACCAAGAAAGAAACGTCCAGCGTATTAGACGGCTTGCTGGATACAATCGGTCAAGCCGGTTATGAACAAGGCCGCCCCTTATCACGTGCAACCCTGATTAACGCGGTTACCGCCGTTAGCCATAAAGCCGAAACCGACGACGTCGATTTATGGCAGCAACGGGGCGGGCAACTCTTGAATATGAAACCCGCCGATTGGCAACGGGTTGCCGCCATTGCCGCATAACCGGCCAGCACAAAAACCAACAAGCCCCGCCCTAATCGGCGGGG